GTTCCGGCACCGTGGCGATGAGCGTGCCCAACGCTGCGACGACGATGCCGATGGGTCCGCCCAACGCGCTCAACGGGCCGGACAATCCGCCGAGCACCCCGCCGAGCAACGGAATCTTGGACAGCAATGGTGCGATGCCGCCTGCTCCGAGGGCCATGAATGCAGCTATCAGAGGGGCGATGGCGCTCTGCACGGGTTTGAATATCTCGCCGAGCCCGTTGAATACGCTGCCGATGGCGTTGATCGCGTTCTGGAACGGTTCAGGCAGGAGCGTCACCAGATCCGAGAACAGGCTCGGGATGGCTTTGACGACGCTCTGGGCGATGACCTTCACGCGGGGCAGGATGTTCTTCAACGCAGTGCCGATGGAGTCGGCGAGCTGCTGGCTGAGAGCGCCCATGTCGGCGTTCTCGTTGCCCAGTCCGGCGAGCCAGTTCTGCCATGCGGCCTTCATCGAGTTCACGGACCCCTCGATGGTGGTCGCCGCCTCCTTGGCGGTCGTGCCGCTGATGCCGAGGCTCTTCTGCACTCGGCTGATGGCCTCGGTCACGTCGGCGAACGAATCGATGGAAAGGTCGTTGCCTTCCTTCATCACGCCCGGCAGCTTGTTCGCGTCGGCGATGAGCCGCTGCATTTCCGTCTTGGTGCCGCCGTAGCCGAGCTTGAGGTTGTCCAGCATCGCGTAATTGCCGCGAGCAAGCGACTGATACGTCTGTTGGATGGTCTGGATGTCGGTGCCCATCTTGTTGGCGTTGTCCGACATGTCGATGATGGCCTGATTGCCCATCTCTGCGGCCTTGGCGGTGTCCCCGCCAAGCGAACTGACCAACGAGGCCGCGAAGCTCGTGACCTGGTTCATATAGTCGTTCGCGCCGACGCCGGCCGTCTTGTACGCTTCGGCCGCGTACTTCTGCACAGTGCCGGAAGCGCCCTTGAACAGGGTGTCGACGCCGCCGACCGCCTGCTCCCACGTGGCATACGCGCCCAACGCCTGCTTGCCGGTGGCCACCAGCGTGCCGCCGATGGCTGCCACACCTGCTCCGATGGCGGCGACCGCTCCCGTGGCGAGGCCCTTGATATGGGCGACCGCGTTTTGGGCGAGGTTTTTGAACGAGTTGCCTGCGCTGGAGGCGAGGTTGCCGAGCGTGCTGCCGATTGCCCCGGCGGCGGTCTGTGCTCCGGCTGGGAGTTTGGACCATACGGCTCCGGCGGCGGTGGCGATGTTGCCGAAGTAGTTCTTGGCTACGTTGGCTACCGGTGCGAGTTTCTGCCCTACTTTTCCTGCGGCATCTCCGATGGCGGAGCCGATTTTGCCGCCGAATGAGCGGATGGGTGCGGTCCAAGTAGCGACTGCCGTTTTGATGGTGTTGCCGGTTCTGCTTCCCCAGTCGCGAATCGGTTGCGTCCATGCGGTGATTGCCGCGCCGATTGGTTTGGCGATGCCTGACACGGTGGCTGCGATGCTGCCGCCCCAGCCTTTGAGGGTTTGCTGGGCGGCGCTGATGGCTCCCTTGAGTCCGGTTTGGATTTTCGCGCCGACCTGCACGGCGAAACCGCTCAATGAGGATACGGCCTTGTTCGCGAATCCGGCTATCTTGGAGCCGAGCGGTTTCCAAATGGCGTCTACGCCGAGCAAGCTACGCACGAGGCTGCCGAGCGCTCCAGAGAGTCCGGTGAAGGTGGATTGGCCCCGGCTGATGCTCGAGAATCCAGCCGAGAACGAGCTTGCCATCGTCTTCATGGAACCGGATACGGTGTTGGTGCCCTTGGCGAGTTCGTCCTCGGCGGCCTTGAGCGCCTTCTTCGCGTCCGCGAGCCGTTCGGCGGCGTCGTTGGACTTGTCGAGAGCGGTGGCCTGACGCAACTGGGCTTTTTCGAGATTGATGGAGGCGGTCTGCGCCTGAGTCGAATCCGACCCGTATCTGGCGATGGCCGAGTTGAGCCTCTCCTGCGCCTGCTGCACGTTGACCGTGGCCTGACGGTAGTTCAGGAGCGCGGCGCTGGCCTTGGAGGACGCCTGCGCCGCGTCACGCTTCAACGGTTTCAGCACATCGTCGGCGACGCCCCGGGCACTCGAACCGAATGCCTTTTTGAAGCTGCCGCCGAACGATTTGCCGATTTTCGAACCGTTGCCGAACGCCTGGGAGAAACGGTTGGAACCGGACTTGCCGGCCCCCCGCATCTCCTTGTCGACCGCGCTGCGGAAGCCCTTCATCGAGGGGAATATCGACACGTGGCCGGTTCCCACTTCCGATCCGAAAGCCATAAGGCGACTCCCCTCTTAGTTGATGGTTGTTTATCCGAAGAGCTTGCTCATATGCGTTTCGGCCTCGTGGATCTCCTCGGCGGTGGGCTCGTCCGTTTCGGGTTCGCCGTCCACGTCGCCGAGCAGCGTGGAAGCGCCGAGGAACTGCAATACGGTGATGTCGGTGGCGCTCATGGGGAACATGAGGCCGATGAGCGAGGCTCCCGTGTAGGAGGACGGGTCGCCGCACAGCGCCGTGTACAGGTCGATGGCGTCACGGTAGGGGAGACGCCGGCCGAGATCGTGTTCGATGCTCCACCCGAATCGGGCGAAGTCCGCTCGGACCTTTACTCCGTCATCGGAGTTGAGGATTCGGCAGAAGTCGGCGATTTTCCCAGTTCGACGCACTGTGATTTGGCGAGCGTCTCCCCGTAGTCCTGGATGAGGTTGAACGCGACCTGCATGGGTTCGTGTTCGAGTCGTTCGGCCTGCTCGTCGCCGGCGAAAACGGTGAGGATGCGTTTGACCTGTTCGAGGCTTTCCGTGTCGGTCTGTGTGTTCGACAGGGCCTCGAAGTCGGCGATGGAAAGATAGAGGGGCAGTTTGTAGACGGTGCCGTCGGGTGTCAGTGCCCAGTATTCGTTGTTCTTGATGATGTGTCGCACCTTGACCTGGTTGGCGACCTCGGCGAGGGCCTCGGCCTCCCTGGTCTCGTCCCAATCCTCGAATTCAGCGATCGAGGGTGCCGTGTTCTGCTGCTTTGCCATGATGGTTCTCCTGTCATACGTGTTTCTCCCGTCGTTGGTGTTGGGGCTCCCCGCATGCCGACAGGAGAGAGGTCATGCGGGGAGGGAATCGTTGTCAGACCGCCGCGTAGGACTGCAGGTAGCGGCTGTTGCCGCCGTCTACGGCGGGATCGAGCTGCCATGTGGCGGTTAGCGAGAGGCCGGACACCTCGCCGCGCGTATCCTGCGCCGGCTCGTTGCCGGTGATCTGGATGACGCCGAGACGACGGCGTTTGCGGCCGGACTTGTAGATGGTCTCCTGATAGGCGAACCATTTGGTGTCCTGGATGATGTCCTTGACGTGGTAGACGCCGGTTTCATCGGGCCTGCCGATGGTCATGAGGCGGGTGAGGTCGTTGTCCTCGGCGGCGGTGAACGCGAGCGTCAGCGTCGGGTCGGCGTTGAGCGTGTAGCCCGGCTGGTGGAATTCGGTGGCGTCGTCGCCGTCGCGGGAGTCCTGCGGTGCTCCGTCGCTGGTGATGAGGCCAACTGTGGCGGAGGAGGAGCCGAACACGTCGCCGAGTTCGGTGATCGGGTCCGCCACGCTGGGCGCGATCTGCGAGGCGGTCAGCGTCTTGCCTGCCACATAGGGGGCGACGATGATCTTCGACGTGAGTACGTTCTTGACGGCATTAAGGTCGTTGCCCTGGTTGTCTGCTGTCATTCCATGTCCTTTCAAACGAAAAGGCCCTACACATTGTGTAGGGCCTAGGAAAACGGTTAAGGGATTGGTTAGTGTTCGCCGACCGTCGAATATTCGACGATCAGGTAGTAGTGCGCGGTGTCGGAATCGTCGGACACCGGGTATGGGCCGTTGCACGAGGAATCATCCACGGAAACGATTGGCGAGCCCTTGGCGAGGGCGATGGCCGGATGTTCGGTGAGCGTCGCGTAGACGCGACGGGCGAGAGTCTTGCACGGCTTCTCGTCCTGACGGCTCCATCCGTACACGTTCACGCCAATCGAACGGTCGAAATGGCCGAGCCCGTCCGCGTTGCCGCCATCGTCCCGGACGGTGACGAGCGGATACGCGCCCTGATAGTCGGGAGGCTTCTTGCTGCCCACCTGCAAACCATCCACATCGGTGATATGAGTGCGCAGGTAATCACAGAGGAAAGCCTCCATGTCGGGAGGCAGTATCAATGTCATGTCTTCGCCGCCTTCAACGCCTTGCGGAGATTGCCGGTCTTGGATTCGACCAGCATGGTCTTCGGATCATGGCCGACCACCATGAAGGTGGTGCGGTGCGCGCGTTGGACGGCCTCGACCTGCAGGCCGTCGCGGTAGGATCCCGTATCCACGGGCGCGTTGGCCTTGGCCACGCCGAGCGCCTTCTCGGCGGCACCTCGGGTCAGGGCCCTGACGCCGGCCGAGTTGAGCATCTGGTCGAAGAACGAGTCGTTGAAATGCACTTTGATCTGTCCGCTTCCGGCCATCGGCTACCCCTTCCACTCGGTGAGCTGGACTTCCAGCGTGGGCTGCCAGCCGGTGAACGCGTTCACGTCACGGCTGGGGAAGCCGGACACCTCCCACATGCGGCCGTCCGCCGGTTCGGGTCGGATACGGTCACCAAGCCGGATATCCGCATTCGGGTCGGCGACGGTGAGCACCGCCGTGGAGGTGGTCTGCACGTCCAACACATCGGGCATGCGAGTCGAAGTGCTCGATGCCAGGGCACCATGCACTTCCAATTCGACAGGATGCTTCCAATCCTCCGTGGTCTGCGCGGGATTGTACGGGTCGGCTTTACGCGAGGCGCGCAGCCGCACGAACCGTGTGGCCGCAGGCAGGCCGGAGGCATTGATGTCGTCGATGATGCTCACGGCAGCGCTCCTAGCTTGTACCGGTCGAGTTTCGCCAGCTCGTCGGCCATCAACGACACGTTGTAGTTGACTCTGCTGCCGTTGACCGACTGGGATTGGATGACGCCGGCGGAGGCCATGCTCGCACGCTTCGCGGCGTTGATGAGCACGCCCATCACGTCCGGCACCTCATCCGGCGTATAGCCGGCGTGGATGCGGTAGCGTATCGCGGCGACGCCGGCCGGGAATGCGCCGGTGGTGCATTCTACCAAACCCGTGGTGGGGTCGTAGGCGTAGTGCAGCCGGTTGCCGGCGCTGTCGGTCAGCTCGTCGACGGAGGTGACATGGCGTGCGGGGAGACGAATCACCTTGCCTCCCCGCGAATTGGCTACGCCCGACAGTTCGATGTTCGGCGTGATATGCCAGCCGCACGTGCGGCGGATGGCCGCCTGCGCCGCCTTCAGCCAGAACTCGCCGTCAGCGTCGAAGCCTGACGGGTCGGTGATGATGTCGGGAATGGTTTCATCGGCCATCGTTCGCCTCCAGTCGATTCACGTTAGGCCACGGTGAAGGCGTGCGACTTGTCGTCGGTGCCGACCCAAGTGCCGCCGGTGATGGCATTGTCGGAGTTCTTGGTCAGGGAAATCGACTTCACGCCCACGCCGGCGGCACCGGGAGCACCATTCTTGCCGGCTGGCCCCGGATCGCCATTGCCGCCTTTCGCGCCGGCCGGAATGCCAAGCGTGAGCACGCCATCCGCGAGCGTCGCGGTGGGAGCCGCGCCGGCGGCGAGGGCCACGGCCGTCACCGAGGTGATGGCCGCACCGTTCGTCTTGGTCAGGTCGATGGGATTGCCGGCGGCGTCGACCACGACCACCGGCTGCGGATACGTGCTGCCATCACCGGTATCGACCCCGGTCTGCAGCACCTTGGTTGCGTCACTCATCGGCGGTCACCTCACTTGACCTTCTTGCCGAGGGCGACGGACACGAACGCCTTCGGGTACTTGACCTGCAGGCCGAGGCGTTCGCGCACGCGGAACGTGATGAGATCGTTCGTGAAATCATCGGAATGCGAGTTGGTGGACTCGGCGCGCAGACCGCCCTTACGGATGACCGCGCCGCCGAGCTTGAACGCGCCGACCAGAGCGGTGCCCTGGGCGATGGCCTCGGTGACCACGGTCTTGAGGCCCCACAGCGGCGGATCCTGCATGATGGTGCCGTTGCCGTACTGGCCGTTGAAGTAGCCGCCGCCGTAGTACTGGCCGTTCGCGTCCTTGGAGAGGCGAATGGCCTCGTAGTCGGCGGGGTTGATGACCAGCGCGTCCGCGCGGAAACCGGTGGCCAGCGCGATCTTGGTGCGGGCCTTGAAGATGCGGTCCGGGTCGGAGTCGGTGTCCTGCACCATCTTCTGGATGTCGCGGGAGAGCAGACCCTTGATGTTCGCATCGGAGCCGTTGCCGGACAGCAGCTGGGTCTCTTCCAGCAGCTGCAGGTTGTAGCGGGCGTGGTTGTTGATTTCGGAGACGATGTAGGAGAGGTCTTCGGCCATGTTGTCGGTGACCTTCCACCAGGCGGCGACCTCCTTGAGGCTGTCGGACTCCCAGCGGGGGGCCGGCAGATGGGTCTGCGGCTTGGCACCGCCCTCGCCCACGGTTCCAGCGCCGCCCTCGAGCGCGCCATAGACGGGGTATTCCACGGTGTTGGCGTTGCCGCTCAGGGTGACGGAGCCGAACAGGTCGGCGACCACGAGCGGACGCTCGTAAGGCCACACGCCGTTCATGTCGATCTGGGTGACGACCGGCTGGTATCCGGTGCCAGCCGTGCCGGTGCCCGCCACGTGCACGTCGGTCGCGGCCTTGAACTCGCTGGAAGCGAACGGGTGCGCCTTGGTGCCGATGACGGTCATGCCGGCCTTCTTCAGCTCCTGCGCGTACAAGTCGCCCAGCGTCTTGGCGGCGGGAGCCGTCTTGGCCTCGGGCTTCACATCGTCCACGTTCAGGTCGTTCACGCCCTTGAACAGGTCGACGCGCTCCTGAAGACGCTTGGCCTCCTCGAAGCGGTTCTTCAGTTCGGTCGCCTCATCATCGGTGAGGTTCTCCATGCCCTTGTCGTACAGGGCCTTGACCGCCTTCTTCTCGGCGGCCAGCTTCTCCATGTAACCCATGGATCATCCTTTCTATTGGTTGTTTGCCAGCGAGAGGAAGTCGCTGATTTCCTTGGCCCACTGCGGGTCAAAACTCTTTTTCGCCTTGCCGTCGTCCGGCTCGGGCTTGTCCGAATCGTCCGGCGTATCGTCGTCCGGCTCGTCATCGGGTTTGGAATCGTCCGGCTCGTCGTCGGGGGTTTCGGTGATGGAATCAAGCAGTTCGCCCAATGCCTCGTAGGCCGTGCGAATCTTGTCCTCGTTCGCCTTGCTTATGGCCCGGCCGGCCTTGACCTCGAGCACCTCGGCCCCCTGATTGGCGGCGACCTGCACGAGACTGATCTCAAATAGTTTGAGCTGGCGAATCTCCCGGTAGCCGTCCCAAGGGCCCTTCGCCTCCTCGCTTTCGACCCACGCGGTCTTCTCGGCGATGAAACCGATGCTCATCTGGTGGATGAGGCCACGCTTGAGCAGGTCGTAGGCTCGCTTGCCCTCCGCGATGTCGGTGTCGAGCTTCGCGGTGATGAGCAGGCCATGCTCGTCCTCCACGGCGCTCAACGTCTCCCCGATCACATCGTTCGGAGAGCCGTCCTTGTGCTGCCAGTGAATCGGAATGCCCGCGCCGCCCGCCTTGAAGTCAGCGGATAAGGTCTGCTCGAAGGCACCCTTGACGATCACATCGTCGTACAGGTCTTTCTCCCACGTGCTCGCGTAGCCGGAGAACACTCCTCCGCCGCTGTTGTCGGTGGCCTTGAGCTCCTTGAGCTCGTAGCCGAGATAATCAAGACTCATCTGAGGTTTCTCCCTTCGTCATCGAGTCCCATGACGCGCGGAAACCGGCGTCATACGTGTAGAGGCGTTTGAATTCGGCGAGCATCTGCTTGCCGTTCGGACTCGCGCCCTGCTGCGCGTTCTGCGTCTGTCCGCCGTCCTGCGGGCTGGGCTGACCGCCCTCGCTCACGTTGAGCGGGGTTATCAACTGGTCGCCGCCCGGCAGCTTCGGCCGGTCGAGCAGTTCGCGCGCCTCGTCGGTGGTCATGAACGGACGGCCGGTGGCGGTGGAGAGCGCCTGATACTGGGTCTCCATCGTGCCGCGCAGCTTCGCGTCCAAATTCGCCTTGATGTAGCAGTCCGGTTCGCCCACCGCCTCGGGCAGCGTGAGGTTCAACGCCTCCTCGAACGCCACCAGATACGGCAGCAATTCCACGTTCCACAGCTTTTCCTTGTATGCGGCGATGTTGCTGTTGGTGCCGGTGCGGAAGCCGATGTTTTCTGGGCTGATTTGGAATGCGAGGCACACCTGTTCGTTGATTTTTTCGCGTGCCTCCAAGTCGGCCATGTCCACCGGTTTGAACAGGTTGTCGACGGTGCGGATCTCCATGCCGTCTTTGAATACCGGCCATGTGCCGGCCATGCCGCCGCCTGCAACGTAGTTGCGCAGGCCTTGGGTGAAATCGTCGTAGTCGGCCTGTGACTCCCAGGGCATTTCCTTGGGCCGGTACACGTAGGCGGGTATCTGGTAGCCGTTTTCGGCTATCGATTTGCGGTATTTCGCCATCGCCCTTGCCTCCGCGAGCAAGGGGCGCAGCACGTCGGTGATCGGGTCGCCGAGGTTCAGGCCGTCGATGTAGCCGATGTCGAGCACGATTCGCGGATCCGGCAGCCGATAGGTGCCGCCCTTGTTCTCGGCGACGCTGCTGATGGTCACACCTGTCAGCTCGCCGAAACCGTTCGCCGTGAGACTGTATCCGTCCGGGGGGATGCGGCGCAGCGTATTCCCGTCACCCGCACGATTGCTGCCGAGCGTGCACAACCACCTGTCCTCGAGCAGCATGTCACGGATGAGAGTCGCGTAAAACCTATAGCGGCTCATGCCCGGCAAATCGCTCGGATGGCGGATGAGCTTGGCCAGTGCGCCGTCGCGCACCTCTTCCGCGTCGCCGTCCGCGTTCTTCCGATACACCTTGAGCGGCAGGGAGGCGAGTTGGCGGCTGATGAAGTCCACGACAACGCGGACCGCGTATTCGCGACAGTACATGCCGTTCGCATAGCCGGCGAATTCGGCGTCGGTGGGCCAGCTGATGGCCTCGGGCATCGAATCCATGATGGTCGGTGTCTCCGGTTCAGCGTTCTTCATCGCCAGCACGGCCGGGCCGTGCAGCAGATTGTTCAGAAATCCCATCCACGGCTCCTTCGGAAGATGGCTAGAATGTGACTCGCACGTTGTGCGAGGGCTCGTATTTCGGTTTCTCTGGCTCGCCGCTCATCGTCTCGAGCGCGTACAAGGCCTGACTTTCGGCGATGAGGCCGGAAATGTGCATCGCGCTCTGGTTCCGGTCCCACACCTCGACCTCACCCAATCGGCGGGTCACGGCGACGTTCACCTGTTGTTCGATGGCCGGCTGGGGGAGGTGCCGGAGCTTGTTTTCCTTCACCCGGTCGCGGAAACGGCCGGTCGCGGCTCCCAAGCGGAAGCCCTCGATGAGGTGCACCGTCCAACCGGCCTCCGCGAGCGGATCCGCGAAGTCCACCGCCGGGCAGCCCTTGGACTGCACGGCGATTTCATGGATGTTCGGCCATGCCTCGCGAAGCAGCTTCAAGTACTTCGGCACCCAGAGCATGCCGTCACGGCGCACGATCAGTTCGACGTGCGGCAGGCCATCCTCGCGGTAGCCTGCGGCGGCGATATACGTGGTCTCTCTATCGGCGGAAGTATCCACGGAAAGCACCACGCGCCCGTCGTCGGGGATACAGGACTTCGGGTCGATGCCGCGCTTCCACAGCTTCGGATTGATGTACGGCGTGATGTCCGCCGTCACCCACTGGCACAAGACCTCGGTGCGATACGCGGCCTCGGTCATGCCGTTGATGTCAGCCGAGATGCTACGAAAAGTCATCGGCCCATAACCCATGGAGGGGTTCGCCTGACGGATACCGTCAAGGTCATCCAGCTCGCATTTATCCGGAGCCGACCACTCGAAATACCCATAGGATGGGTCGTGCTCCTCGGCCCATTCGTCCGGCGACTGCTTGCCGGTTTCAACCGAAGCGTTCCACGAATCCGCCAGGGCACGTCCCTCGTCGACGACTCGGCGCAGCACGACGCTGCGATAGTCGCCCGCGTTCGAGATACCCCACAACTGACTGGACCAGATGGCCTTCGTGGTCTGACTGACCGCGTTCCAGCCATCGTCGGTGTGCTGCTCTCGCAACTCGTCGAACACGACGCGGCTGGCGCTCTTGGAACGGATGTTCTTGTCGGCGCGCACGATGTACTGCGCCTTGTTCCGGCAGATGATCGCTTCCTCGCCGTGCGAATTGTTGACGCGCTGCACACGTTTTTGCAAAACCGGAACCGCAAGAGCGGCCTCGCCCTCGGAAGCCGGATTCGGATTACACCAGTTCAATACGGCCTGATATGGGGCGCGCGCGTTATCCAACGTCTGCGCGGCACCGACCACGAGAAACTTCCACGCCGGCGACAACTCCGGGTGGCGAGCGGAGTCGACGAACAGCCACCACGCGCACAGTACGCTCATGAGCGTGGTCTTGCCGTTCTGGCGCGCGACCTCGGTGACAACTCGGCGGAACCGGTAGGAGCCGTCCGGCAGAAGCTCAAGCCCGTGGATCAGCAGCCATTTCTGCCACGGGAAAAGATGCACGTGGAGAAACTTTTCGGCGAACTCGATGACCGCGTAGCCGTTTGATGTTTCCGGCGTCAGTTCGCGCAGCGGGGGAGTGAATATGCGTGGCGTGGTGATGCCGTGGGCATCGTCGTTGATTTCGCCGATGCCCATGACGCCTCCTAGCTGATTTTCGCCAGATACTCCTCAAGCTCATCCGCCACCGGAGTCGCCTCGGGCTTGGCGGCCTTGCCTCTCGCCGGTTTCGCCGGCTTCTCCTCCTCGGGAACCAGTCCGAGAGCCGCGCAATATTTCAGGAACGTCGGCAGCGAGGTATTGTCGTTCTGCGGCACAGCCGGACGGGTACCCTTTCCCTTCGCTTCGGCGTCCGATATGGCCTGTTCCGCCAATTCGTCCCAATGGTCGATTTTCCATGCAAGGGCCCGGGCGGCGGCGACCGTGGCTGCGTCCTTCGCGCGCAGATGCTTGGCGTTGCGCAGCGAACGCTCCAATGCGTCGGCCACCGTTTCCTGCGGAAACTGTTTCGGCATGGAACCTCCTTCGCGCGCGACCCCGGCCGAATATCGAATATTTTTCGGAGGGAGAGAAAGAGCGGCCATGCGGGTAGTGCCCCGTTGGCGGCTGGTTTTGGGATTCTACCGCCCCTCCCGGCGGTCAGGCGTTGAATGCGCCGATGAATGCGTCGATGAATGCGTTGACTCCGTTGGTGAGGCGTCTGGTGAATGCTTGACCGTCGACCTTGGGTATGACGGTGGTGCGTCCGTCTTCTGAGACTGTTGGTTCGAGGTTGATTGGCAGGTCCGCTTCGATTTCGCCTAGGTCGTAGTCGGTGTTGCTGTTGGCTAGGCTGGCGCTGATGTGGAGCGTGATGGGATAGGTTGCTTCGCGGATCACCTCGCCGCTGAATGTCTTGGCTGGTTCTTCGATGTCCATGAGCGTTGGGCCTCCTATGCTGTCTGGATCCATTGGCGTGAGAGTGTGCCGATTGGTGTGGCGGGGTCTTTGTTGCCGCGCAGGTTGTTGCATTGGGTGTGTGATGGGCGGAAGCCTGCGGGGTCGTGTTGCAGGTCTGGGCGTTTGGTGACGGGATAGAAGTGGTCGAGGTTGAAGCTGTCGTCTGTGGTGTTCTGCGCCACGTCGTAGTCGATGGGCATGCCGCACAGCCAGCATGGACGGTGTTCTGCTTTGCATTCGAGGAAGAATTTCTTGCGGTCTTTTTCGAATTGGCGTCCGCCTTTGCGGACTTGGCGACTGTAGCTGACCATGATGCCGTCACCCCGCAATCATTGGAGAATAGGTGTCCCTCGCCTCGGATTCGAACCGAGACTGTATCGGACTTGAATCGGATGCCTCTGCTGGTTGGGCTAGCGAGGGGTTGAAATATCAGGAGTTTTCGGCGTGTTTTGTTGTGCTCTCCTTGCATATCTATAGTAGTTGTGTTACTGTAGATATATCAGCAGAAAGGAGGTATCCGATGAGCCCAAAGGATTGGTTTGATGTCATCAACGGCATCATCGCCAACGTCATCGCCGCAGCCGCGCTAGCCATCGCAGTCAAGCGAAGACCGAAGCACAAGAAGTAAAAAAGGTTCCGGCTAGACCTATTAGCCGGAACCTCCCGCCAATCCTATCCCATCGGAGAACGCATCATGAGAACATCACTGATCTTCGGAATCGTCGCCGTGGTATTCGGTGCCGTGGCCTTGGTCGGCGCGCTATCCGACAGCCCGACAGTATCTGGCAGCTTCGGTCTCGCGGCCGGAATCATGGGCCTTGCGGCCGGAATCATCAACGGCAAGGAAGGCAACAATGACGACTGAATACCTCGGCGTCAAACAGGTCGCCGAACGCCTCGGCATCACCAGCGGCGGCCTGCTCAACCTCAAACTCCCCGAACCCGACGCGACCATAGGCCGCACTCGGGGCTGGCTGCCTGAGACCATCGATGAATGGAACGCCCAACGTCCGGGACGTGGTGTCGGCGGAGGAAGGCCACGCAAGAACAAAGCATAGATACGCGAAAACCCAGCCACTTGAGCTGGGTTTTCGACACTTCTGCCACTGCATATTATGGCTTCACCTAACGGATTTTGTCAAATCGGGGCCGATGAGCAGCCGGTACACGTCGCAGTAGGCGTATCCATCCGCATGACGGGGCAGTTTGCCGCGCTGCTCCCACGTGGTGATGGTCTTACGGCTGACCTTGAGCCCCGAGACGGCGAATGCCTTGGAGATGTCCGCCGCCGAACCTCGCTCGGAATCATCCCAACACAATGTCTTGAGTCGGCGCAGTTTGACCGTCTGAGCTCGCTGTTCCCTCCCGCACACGGGACAGGTGACCCACTGGTCTGCCGCGCCTGCGGTGAGCATGGTCTCGCATAGTTCGCAGTTGCCGATTTCGCGGCGTTGTTCGGGCGGGTCCAAAACCGTATCGACCTTGCGGGCAAGGTCGTTGATGACGTGCATGTAGAGGCCGGCGTCCGCGACCGTGGTGAGTTTGGGATGTCCGGCGCATGCGATGAGCGTGGCCTTCAGATCCTCGTTGCGTTTGTCCTTGCGCCAGTCCAGGGCGTCGATGCCGTCGAGGCAACGCCATAGTTCACGGGCCGTGGCGTCGAGCATGTCGATCAGGTCGAGCACGTCAAGCCTGATAGGAGTCGGGGGAGTGGCCGTCTGGATTCGCACGGGCGAATGCCCGCCCGGATGCAGGGTCGCGTCCAACGAGTCGTGCAACGGCGTGACGTCGCGCGCCAGTCGCAGGAGCGTGCCGGCGAAGCGCAGCTCGCATGCCTCGCACAGTGAGTATCCCTCTTCGGTTATCGTTTTGCAGTTCTGGCAGTTCACGTTAGCCCCTTCCGGCTGGTCGGCTAGAATAGTGTTTGCTTCTCGCCCTGGCCGACCTTGTTGGCTGGGGTTTTCTCATGCTTGAGCTGGCTGTATGGCATGTTCCATATGCGTTTGAATTCGGCTATCTCCTGTTTCGACAGTTTCGGCCCGCCCCACGGCTTGCCCGGCGGCCGCTCGCGGCTTGGTGGTTTGAACGGTTTGACGCTTATCCGGGCGAGATGACACATGTGCATGGCCAGATACTGGCCGTCCGGTCTGATGCCTGCATCTCCGCAGGTGCTACGGAGCAGCGGGTGGCCGACGGAGGGAAGCCACGTGACGCGGGTCAACGGCCGGCCGAGGATTATCGCCACGGTCAGGTCGTCACCCGCCACACACCCGTAGTCCCACGATTCCCACACGTTTTCCCGATCCTGGATCACGTACAGGCCGCAGCCATCGCAGACGGCGGTCACGAGGGGACTCGTTTTCGGGATGAACGTGCGCAGCCATGCGGGCTTGCGTTCACGGGCGCGTGGCCTGCTCACCCCTCCATTGCCTTTCTTCTTGCCGCGTCGAACGCGATTCTGATGATGTTCTCCAACCACGCGCCGGGGAGCGTGATGAACTTTCTGGTTTCGTCCATGGCGGCGGCAATCTCCTCTTCGGTGATTTCGCGTGACGCTCCGGCCTTGTATCCTTGTCCCCAAGCCCCCTGCAGGCCACTGTCGACGTACGACGGGTCACGCTGCTTCTGCGCCTCGATTTCACTGCCGATGATGCTCATTTGCCCCCGTTTCGTTGTTGATTGCCGTTTCGATTCGTATGCACAGGTCGAGCGCCTCCTGCCATCCGGCCTGGTAGCCGATGACGAACGCCTCGGCCGGGCTGTCATTGCCGAGTCCTGCGTCGGCGAGCGCGTTGAGGGCCTGTTGGACGAGATCAATCGGTTCGGCCATGATTCGCCTTCCTGTGCTCATGTTCCTGTTTCCATACGGAGTGGTGTGAAAGGAACATTTTGAGAGTGCCAACCGGCTCCCAGAATTCGGTTCGCGGGTCGTAGCACCACCATTGGCTGCAGATTGGGCAACGGTAGTAGCAGCCGGGGCCGTGCGGGTCGCATCCTGCAAACGCAAGCAGCGGCACGCACATGGATATGGCAATGACCATATTTCCGAAGAACAGTTTGGGGTGTTTCATGGGTTATTCCTTTCCGAGTTGTCGTGTGATTGATTTCCAGATGGTCGCCAGTTCGTTGTCCTTCAAACCGCTGGCATGGCCGCGCTCGTATAGGTCGGCTTCGATTTGACGCAGGTTGTCGGGATGGTTTGCGGCCCGCCCGTAGGCCCAGTCGTGCAGCGTCTGGTTGCGCTGCCCCTCGGGCACTGGGGTCATGTCGGGGCGTGGTTCGCGGCGCGGCTGTTTATCGTCGTCGTCCATGACCTGGGCGAGGCTGAGCCGGATAGGCTCACGCGAAGCCGCGGGCAATTGCGAGCGTTGAGTCGAAGGCCGGAGTTGTTTTGGTTCGGTTCCTTCGATGCTGCCAATGGATTCGAGCCACCGACAGATCTCACGACTGGCCTCGGGTATGCCATCGTCTCCGGGGAGGTCGCATACGCGGTAGTCGCCCTCGTTCACGGTGCTTCCCGCTCCGATGACGTATCCCTTGCGTTCCACGCGCAAATCCACGGGAATGCCGTCGGGGTATTCGCTGGTCTTCAGGTGGACGGCGTTCTTCACCTTGCCGCGCAATGCCTCGGGCAGTCGGTAGTAGGCGTGCAGTCCTCCGGAGGGGGTGCGCACGAGATAGGTCGAGGGGAACGCCGGGGTGCCGTACCGGCCCACCTGCCGGTTGAGCACGGTCCACCCGTCATCGCCACTGGTTTTGCTCATGTCCATGTCGATGACCATGAATCCCGGTGCTGGAACCACCGCATACGCCTCCACGTTGGCGGGCACCTGACTGGTGTCCACATTGGGGTCGAGCGCGAGCTTCTTCCAGTTGAACGCGCTCTTGTCGGGATTGGCCGGCACATAGTCGCACTCGAAACCGAACAATGAGGGCGGCAACTGCGAGTCAAGCTCCAACGGCAACGGAGGCTCGGGGGTTACCGGCGAGCCATCGTCGCCTTCCTCAGCCTTGACGGCCTGACGGTACACGTCGAACCGTGACTCGTCCTGGACGCGAACAACACGCTTCTGACCACCCCACACTTTCGTGATGCCATTTGCCAGGCCAAGCAATGACATGACGTCGCCCGGTATCGGCTTATGGAATTCGTTACGGTAGACGTCGCGCGAGGCGACGAGCTGCCCGCACTTTTCCTCGTTGGTCAGAATCTCGGTGATAAGCCAATACATCTCGTCGCTGATGGCACGCGCCGGGCTGAGATTCACCATCTCCGGTTCGTCACCCTGCTCCCACAGGCGGCACGACGCCGCATAGAGCGCCGCAGGATGCTCGCGGATAAACAGCTCGATGGCATGATACTGCTCGTATGAGCGTCCCTCGGACGGGTGCATCTCCACCTTGATGAACCTGCGTTTGTCCGATGGTTCGCTGGAATCGGCGAACGGCATGTTGGTCAGAATCACGATGGTCGCCGTCGGCGTCATCGAATAATACTTGCCTCCCACCACGCGGGCGCTCATCGTCGCCCCGGTGGACAGCGCGCGCAGCAGGGGAAGCATACGCTCGGTCACTTCGCCGGCCTCGTCGTCATAGGCGAACGCCATGCCAGCCATCATGTCGTTCATCGACTCACGATTCAGCGAGAACCCGCTGTCGCAATAACCGGTGGTCTTGAACGCCGGGAACGACTTGCGATCACCCAGCACGCGCTGCACCGCGTTCGACAGCAGCAACGTCTTTCCATCGCCACCATGACCCGACAAAACAAAACTCAACTGCTTGTACGGTTCGAGCCACGGGGTGGCGAACATGCGCAGCAGGTTCGCGCACGACTTACCGTCAACGGTCAGCCATTCGCAGATTCGTTTGGCTTGCTCCACCACTTGGTTGCCCATGTTCCGCGGATCGAACGTCTGGGTCACAGCCATATCGGTGTCGCCCCGAATACAGACCACATGCCCATCCTTGCGATACCACACGCACGGGTCGATGCGCACTCCGCGTTCAACCTGACGGAACCATTGTGCTCGCTTAGCTTCGCGCATGATGGTGCTGCTCACCGCATAGTTGCGGTTCCGGTCGTTGCTGCGCTCGCCGATGTGGTATTCGTCCTCGATGCTTTTGACCGGGTGCCAGCTATTGAGCAGGCGGCGTTCTCCCGGATGGTCTTCGATGTCTGGGTCTCTGCGCCAGAGTCGCTGCTGTGACGGGCAGTAGCGCAGATGGCCTTCCCGGAGTTCCCAAATGGCTTTCTGGTATCCGGCGTGCATGACCAAGGTTTTGCCGCGTTTGCCGTTGTCATCACCGTCGGTGATCAGTTGGAGCGATTGCCCGGTGATGGTCATCACGCGGTCGAAATCGTTCGGTGGTGTGAAGGAGAGTTCGAGCAGTTTGAAGCAGCCGGCGTATTTCGCCGGCAGATCCTCAGCCGGGATAGGCCTGTAATCATCGTATTGGCCGGCCATATCTTCCTTCCTTGGATAGCCGGCCCTAACTGTTACGCATTACGCCCTATAAACAAAAAACACACAATATATAGATATATAGGAGAAAACATATTTATTACATGTTTTTTGTAACTGTGTAACTTGTAACGGTTAAGGCCTTGGAATTGTTGGTTTTTGACGGTTACGTTGGTGTGTAACCACTGCGTAACAAGTTACGTAACCGGTTACGTACGGTTACGTAACCGCCCGTGGTTTATCCGCCATGCGGTTACGCCTGTTACGTTGCGGTTACGTTCGAACAAGTCAGAACTCAGGCTCCGGCTGTTGGCCGCCCTGCTGCGACGATTGCCCGACGGCAAGCACCTGTTCCAGGGTGAGACCCATCATGCCCGCGATGTCCTGGGGGGTCTTGCCGATGGCCTTCAGCTGGAGGATCTGCGTCGCCTGCTGCGCAGTCACAGGCTGCGAGGCCGCCTGTGCAGGCTGCTGCGGCGCGGCGGCGTAGTTCCGTGTGGTCTGTGGCATGGCGTTGGGCTGCTGGCCGGCGTATGGGTCGGACATCGCCTGTTCCAGACCGGCCTTGTTCGGGTTGCCGGGGGTGATCTGGAAGCTGTAGATCTTCGCGTCGGCGAAGCCTCGCGTCTGGCTTGGCTTGGTCTCGCTGAACGTGATGCGGATGGTGTCGCCGACGCGCGGGAAGTTGCCCACGCCGGCCTGCTGGCTCGCCGCACGAAGATTCGGAATCGAATAGCCCTTGCAGTAGAAGACACGAACTCCGTCGTCGTAGTTGCGCTCCGGGTCGCGCAGACCGGTCTTCAGGTGGATGACGACCTGCGGCTTTGGATTGCCGTTCGGATAGAACAATGGGGCTCCGGTCTGGAAGTCGGTCTGCTGCTGCGCCTCGATTCCGGTGATCTCGCCCTGATGGCTGGTGCCCACCGGGTCGTTCTTGTCGAACAGGCCTGGCGAACCGCCCTGCATCACCGAATCAAGGCTCATCTCCACGGGCGACGCCGCCTGCTGCGGCTGCTGGAAGCCGTTCTGCTGCTGGTATTGGTTCTGGTTTCCGTACATGGTTTCTCATCCTTCGTATGTTGGTTGGAGCAGTTGTTTGAGCGTTTCCCATTTGGCAGGTACGTCCGGGTACATTGAGGCGTTCAACTCCGAGAGTTCGCCCAGTTGGTCGTCTGGCCAGCTGCCGCATTGGAAGCAATGCGATGGCGACGTGGGCAGCGAATGAATCCATGCGTCGCGCACTTCCGGCCCGTCGGCGAGTTCGATGCAGTCCATCAAATTGATGAGCAGTTGGGCACGGCTCATGGACCACCGGCCGGGCTTCGGGTCGAACGGAACCTCCCACGCATAGGCGTCGTCGAGACTGGTTTTGTTCCTGGGCAGCATGAAGATGCAGTTGCGCTCGCATTTCTCGCCCGCGTTTTCCAGGCCGATGCCGTAGAGGCTGGCTTGCACGCGGTATTGCTGGCTTGGACCGTTGGCCTTCGCCGCTCTCATGGTGGTGTCGCCGGTGATCTTCCAATCCACCGTGCTGCGCGTTTTACGGTCGTACAGGTCGATGCTGCCGTGCAGTTCGGTGCCGCCGTACAGGCCGGACAGGCTACCGACCTTGACGCGCATCTCGGCTTGGAACCGCTTCAGTCGCCTCATGTCGTCGAGGTGTCCCTCGATGAGGTTTTCCGCGTTCATCACGTCGGAGATGGTCTGCTGGTCGGCGTTGAACCATTCCTCGAACCGCGCGTGCACGCAGGTGCCGATGAACGCCAGCCATGACGTTTTACGCGATTGGGGCCATCCGGCGAGCTTGGCGGCTAGGCAGTGCAGGCAGTCGGAGCCCAGTTCGGACGGGCCTATCTCACGCTGCAGCTCACGCGGAGCGTTCTGGATATCCGCTTCGATGAGCTGGCGGATCTCCGGCCATAACCTGGGTTCCTCCACCGTATCCACCTTGGTTTTCGGCGTGACGGGTGGTTTGCCCATATCGGGTGCCGACTGCGTCATGGGCGGTATGTCCACGGGGATCGCATCACCCTGTTGGGCCTGCGCGACGGCGAGGATAGCCTCATTCATGCCGTTCATGGGTTTTCACCTCCTTGAGAAAGTCGTTGATGGTTTTCTTGACGTCGGCCAATGCGGTCTTGTTGAGGCCTTTGACTGCAACCGCTTCGCTGGCGTTGTCGAAGCGCAGCGTGTAGGTCCCGTCATCCGCCGTCGTGATGGTTGGCGGCGTATGCCCGCAGAGCATCGAATGCACGGGAAAACCGGTCTTACCCTGCGCCTCCAGTTCGCGTATGGCCTTGTGGATGCGTCTGGCGACGGTGAGGCCCAGCTCGTCGAGCTGCTCGGAACGGATGACGTACAGGTCGTCGGTCAGCTCGTTGCCGTCCTCGTCGTGCAGGTCGTAGTCGGCGATGGCGCTTTCCACGATCTGGGCGATGCCCAGGCTGGACAGTTCCGCGCTCATGAGACCACCACCGTCGGCTTGCCCGACATCGCGTAATCGGCCACCGCGTCCGCCGTCAGCAGTTTCTCCAACTGGCTGAGCGGCCGCGGCCGCAGCTGGTAGGCTCCGGGATACTTGGTGGCCGGGTAGGCTTTTTCGAACGTGCCGGCGTTGATGCGGCGCGCGCCCGGCTTGACCTGCACTTTCAGGTTGCCGGCCTGGTAGGTGCCGGCCGGATGCGAGTCGAGGATACAGGCCTTCAACTCGTCGACCTCCTCCTGGCGGATGGCGATCTCGTCCTGCAATTCGACGATGCGCGCCGCCTGAGCTTCGAATAGGCCCTGGCGCAACCCCTCGTCGGGATTCTTGGTTTCGACTTCCTTGAAATCGGGGGGCAATACTTCATTCGCAGTCATTTGATTTGCCTTTCACGATGATCTGGGCGTGGGTGGGATACCACGCCGTCTGATGTTTGGTCTGATTCGTGTGCCGGTTGCAGCAGGTGACCGCCTCGTCCAGTCCGGTGGGCTTGCCGAGCGGCCCGCATGTCCTGCAACGCGGCATATAGAGACGCCGGTCAGGCATGGCACTGGGTCCCATGGAAACGTGGGTTGCGTGGAATGCGACGCCTATGCTTCGGCGGTCGGGCCGCCAGCCTTTCAAGCTCACGCTGCTTGACTTCGGCCTCCACAAGTTCGGCCATCGCCTGACGCGGGTTGCGCAGCAGCCGGTTGATCGCCGCACCGGCCTTCACGACCTCCTGCGCCAGCTCGCTGGTCTTGTTCAGGATTCGCAGCTTGTCGCCGGCAATCGTCTCGTCGCCGAACTTCTTCGACACCTTGCCGATGTAGGTCGCGGCCGCATCCGTGATTTTCGAGGAGACCGGCACGAGGTCGGCGATGTCCGCGGACAGGTCCTCGTCATCGATCAACGTCTCCTGTATCATCTTCGGCTGCTTCATGATTGTCTCCTTTCCTCCGGCTCCCATTCCGGGAGCGGTTTGATACTGATATAGAGGTGCGGCTCGTACTCATGCCCGCAACACGTGTACGGGTCGCCGCTCTTGCGCTTCCGGTAGCGGCCCTTCGACCCGTAGACCCATAGGTCGGGCATCCGCTTGCTGGCGTGGCTTTCGACGACCTGCGCGTCGTCCACGTAGGCGACGCCGTTCAGTGAATCGAGCACCAATTTCAGGAGGTTGTCGAGGTCGGGACGGCCGCGATGGCTCATCCAGAATTCGGCCTCCAAGCGCACGGGGCATTGGAACGGTTTCGCCTGCGGGTATTTCAACCGGAATTCCGCGAACAGGCGTTCCTCCGCCCTGACGGTGCGCTTCGGGGTTATCGCGTGCCCGTTGTAGACGCGGGGCCTGCCCTTCGGCACCGGGTCGCCCGGCAGGCAGAGCGTGAACTCACTTGGCTGTTCCATCGCCGCCCCACTTCAACAGGATTCCCACGAACATGAGCGGCAGGATGACCGCCAATGCGAGCGAGCCGGTTATCATCCACTGCGGCGTGCCGACCGGGCTGGGGATGCGACTGTGCGTGCCGGCGAAACCGACCAGCCACCCCTCAGCGAACGTGAGAGCCAGCAGCACGGCCGATTTCTGCCCGTCCGTCAGGCGCGGCTTCGGGCGACGCATACGCCGCTTTTTACGCCGTAATGCTTCGATGCTCATTTCACGGCCCTCGACTTCTCCATGGTCACGATGCCGGCCAGATCCACCACATCGGACTCGACCTGCAACACCTTGCGCATGATCCTCAGGTCACCCTGCATGTAGGCGTCATAGCCGATCTGATGCGCCACATCGAACAGATCGCCCAGCATGTCCGCATACCGCTGCCACTTATCCGCCTCGGACTGCGGTTCGGACTGACGGGTCTCCTCGTCCAGTTCCTTCTCCAATTCGACCTCCCCTTCGTTCAGGAGCCGTTCGATAAGCTCCTTCAGCGACATGTCCTCGGGCACCTCCACGCCGAAGGCGTGGATTCCGCTAATCTTGTTGTTTGACATCACTTGTCTTCCTTTCAATGTGATTGGTGATGTTGGTGCCGGCGTGAACCTTGGCAGTGCGACGCTGGCACCTTTTCCTTTTCTCCCGGTTTTGAATCCGGGAAACCCTTATTCGCCGTAGACCAGCTCCTTGCGGCTTATCGCGCACCGCCGGCCCCGGTAGTCGATGACCTCCTGTGGATTCCAAACGAGCCTGCGGCCTACGCGTTTCGGCGCGGGCGGATACCGACCGCCCCACTTGTCGTGGCACGACCACACGTAGAGACTGCCCTTCGAGACACCGAGGAAGCTCGCCACCTTGGCGATCGGCCAGCCGTCAAGAGACGATTCGATTTGATGACTACCGGCCATCACGCACCCGCTTCCAAGTCAAGGGGAGTGCAGCCCAGATACTTCTGGATGAGGTACTGCTGGCCCTTGGGCGTGACCTTCGTCGTGAAGTTCAACGACACATGACCATCCGAATGGGCAATCGATGTTTCCTTGACCTCGAACAACCCCAGTTCCATGCTCCTCTGTGTGGGCATGTTCGGGTTCCCGTTGCGCTTCATCAGGAAACCGTCCTCACGTAATTGTTTGAACAACCGGTTCTGGCCGGTCTTCACGCCGTTCTGTTTGAGGATCTTCGCCAATTCGCCGATCAGAATGCTCCTCTTGCTCGTGGCCACCGCGTCCGCGAACAACACCTTCGGCTTCTGCTCGTCCAACTGCTTCCGTTGTTCTTCGATGGTCTTCTGCGCGATGAGCACCGCGCGAGCCATCGTTTCCTCCGGGGTTTCGCCCTGTGGAATGTAACCGCCGGTACGACGGATCTGGGGCACTACCTCGTCGAACAGCCAATGCTCGAACTCGACCGCGCTGGGGAGCTTGCTGCTGGCGATCAGACGGTACACGTCGCCTTCGGTGATGAACACGGCCTGTTGGGTGCGGCCGAGGCTGTCGGTGATGGGGTAGCGATTCGCGACCCCATCGATATGACGGCAGTGCTTCCTGATTGCGTCACGGGTGTTGCTGTATCCGAGTGCGGTGGCGACGTGCTTCGCGCAGAACAGCACCGTCCCGTTCTCCGCGGTCACCGTGGCGACCGGGTTGCCCCGAAACTCGAAGGGCTGTACATTGGATTCAGTCATTTTGGACCTTCTTTCAATCTGACATTCGCCGCCGCTCCAATCGGCGGCATTTTTTGTGGCTAGAATCTGAGCCATGTGGAAATGGCTGGCGGACAACTGGATGGGATTGACGGCGTTGCTGCTGTCCTTCGACGCGGAACGACGCCTGTACCTCTCGACCGATTGGGGAGTGGAGAAGACGGATGGGGACGGGTGGATACTGCGCAACAACGGGTGGCTCACCGAACGAGACATTCGGGTGACGCCGACGGGCGGCGCTATCGTCGAATACCGTGGGGACTCCAAGCTCAAGCGCCATGAGTCCGGCACCGTCATCGTCGCGATGGTCGAGACCTCGAAATCGAGAGACATCCGCGTATCCTCGCGAAGAATCCTGTTCCGGCATTCCCGGATCCTGTCCCTATAGACCCCGGCCCGACATCCACGGGCTCGAGCCCACGGAGACAGAAATCGATGTCTTCCTTGTCGCAGACGACGAGTCCCGTGTATTCGACCCAGCATTTGCCGTCATCAAACACGCGAACCGTCATCGGGTGGCCGTCCAACCATCTGACACGATCCATGTCGATGCCGAGAATACGAATCAGCGCACGGGCCCTCTCACGTTCCGCGCCGCCAAGCCGGTAGGTCCTAACCATCACGCCACCGCCTTCGCGTTGTGCATTTCGGCTGCGAATCGTGCCGAGTTGATGATGTCGGCGGCGCTGATGCCGAGGGCTATGGCAATGGCGTCGAGGTCATCAGTGGAAAAGGCTTTGAGGAATAGGAAGCGGTCGTAGAAGAATTTGCGGTCGTGCCCAGTTCGGCGGGCTAGTTCTGGGGTGGACACGCCCGAGCGCGCCGCCTCGGCTTTTACTGCCTTAATCAGTTCTATTGATGTTGCGGAGAGCTGTGTGTTTGTTTGCATGTTTTATAAAGTACCGTATCCGGTACGTACTGTCAACCCAAAACGGTACGAATTTTGCAAACGTACCGGAAAACGGTACAATCTTTCACATGAGCAAATATGAATCACTCTTCACGCAAAGAGTCATAGAGGTTATCGAAAATCGACGTCGTGACCGCAACATGACGATAGACGACCTTTGTGCAGCTACCGGTATCGGACGTAACAGCTACTACAACAAGATTCGTGGTGATCGCTGTTTCAACACCGAAGAGATTGACGCCATCGCGAGGGTACTTGGCTGCGATCCATTCCTCATCCTTGAAGAGGCGTCTGCAAAAGCTCAGATTGAATCTGACGCTCAGCTTGCAAAGAAAGCGTTTGCTCGTATGCAAACACTGGTGGCCAAGCCGGGCGACACCAAGGCCGAACAGGAAGCATACGAGGAGCTGCCGTGACGACAGACCTAGAGCAGGAAGCCAGGTGGTACGCGAAAAGAGTCATCATCACCCCGATGCAAACCGGGTACCAAGGACTCTACGACGCGAACACCGAGACCATCTACATAGCGGACGACCTCACCCCAACCCAATACCGGTGCGTACTGGCCCACGAAATCAGCCACGCCAAACACCGCGACAGGGGAGGCCACGCCGACCGCTACACGGAACAACGAGCGGATATAGAAGCCGCCCGAATGCTCATAAGCCAAGTGGAATACCAGACCGCCGAAAACATATACGACGGAGACGAAACCCTCATGGCAAAAGAGATGAACGTAATGCCTTGGATAATCCAGGCATACAAACAATGGCTGCACGACAACGTGGCCGCGTAAGGGGACGCAATGGGCTGGATACTGTTCTTTTCCATAGGAATTCCACTGCTTTGCCTACCGGCATACATACTTATCGAAATGACAAAACCCAAAGAGGAAAGATGGGGGCGGTCTCAGCCAAATCAAGCAGTGAAGGGCTCCGGTTCGGGGTCGATGAAGAATCCGCCGATTCGCCCTTCTGCATTCGTCGGGCTGGAAACCACTCAGCATCCTGCCGACCCTCGAACCTTGAAACCAGTCCAAGGATTGACTGAATACGTACCGATATACAGCGGTGCCTTCCTCCCCGCCGAGCACCAACTTGATTTGGTGACGATGGACGACGAAGGCAACACCAACCTGCAGCTCAACCTGTATAACGGCCAACTGGTGCTGGAAGCGCCGAATGGCTTATTGCCGAATAGATCTAGTGGGCAGGTTTACAAGCTCGGTATCTATACCGGTTCCATACGAGGATCCGCATACTATGAGGAGGCCGTGCTGAATGCAGATACGCGACCCTTAGCGAAGGCCGAATTAGTCAGAGAGCCCGGCAATAAATATGATAAGAATGCAGTGGCCATTCACGCATCTGGTGCTGGCTGTGTAGGTTACGTCAACAAGCAGAACGCCGCTCGATTATCAAAGCATCTTGGTGTCGGAGAGGAATATATGGCGATATTCACAAGCGGCTGTAAACGCGGCGATGATTCCGTGCCTGTCTCGGTGTTGATTGCACCAACGGCAACCATGATGTCGATATTCCGCAACAGCGGGATACCTTTACCAAGTAATGGAATAACCCAATAAAAGAATTGCCCTGCCGGCGTTGCAGCGTCAGCAGGGCTGACTCTATAATCTGTTTTCTTCCGTTTTGGGCTCATTGAGAACAGATTCCGATTGTCTATATATCGATTTCCGGCGTTTTCGATACATAGAAGAGTAATATTCGTATTCCAAACATCGATACAACGCGAAACGAGGTGATAGGAGAGATGGACTACAAAAGCATCCGGCAGACCATCAACATGTCCCGGTCCACGGAGAAACCCACGGACGCCGCCCAACGCGAATACGAGTCACGGGTCAACGGATGGTCCACGTTCCGTTCCGGAATCACGTTCGACGGACACGAGATGTTCGCCGTATGCTTCAGGGAACTCGGCACGGCCCTCGACACCGTGAGGGAACTCGAAGGAAGCGTCGAATCATTGTGGAACGACCTGCCGAACATCGCCAAACGGGCCTACCTGTTCGACCTCATCGGAGCCGAGGTGCAAAGCACCAACACCATCGAAGGCGTGCACACCACACGCAAGGAGATAGCCGACGCACTGGAATCGGCCGCGGGCGAGGGCCCCCACAAACGGCTGACCGAATTCGCGAAACTGTTCCTCGGACTGTCCGGAGAGGACGGCGAACAGCTCGAACTGCCCCACGAGCTCAAGGACATCAGGAACATCTACGACCAGGTCACCGACGGCGAGATAGCCGACAAGGACAAACCGGACGGCATACTGTTCCGAAAGGGAACGGTCTCCGTGTGGGACGACGGCAACGGGCGCAAACTCCACGACGGCGCATACCCCGAATCGGAGATCCAGGTGCAACTCACCAAATGGATAACCCTGCTCACCGACTCGAACATACCGCCGGTGCTCCGGGCCGTGATGTGCCACTACGCCTTCGAATACGTCCACCCGTTCTACGACGGCAACGGAAGGACGGGGCGATTCCTGCTGGCATTGCAGCTGAGCAAGCATCTGAGCGTGCCCACCGCGATATCGCTCAGCCCCGTCATAGCCGACGCCAAAGGTCAGTACTACAAGGCGTTCGACGACGCCCAGTTCCCGTTGAACTGCTCCGACGTGTCCCTGTTCTGCTACCGGATGGTGAAGTTCATCATCACCGCGCAGAAAAACATCATCTCCGATCTGGGGAACAAATGGGGCTCCCTGAAGGCCGCCTACGACAAGCTCAACGACTACGCCGAACAGAAACGCCTGTCCGGCGACCAGAAGGACATCCTGTTCTACCTGCTTCAGATTGAACTGTTCGACAACAACCCGCAACCGGCATCTCGCAAGGAACTGTGCTCGTTTCTCGAAGCCGGGAACACCAGGCTCATGAGCTCCATCAACGCGCTCCTCGGCCTCGGCCTCCTGCAGGAACACGGCAAACGGCCGATACGGTATTCATTGTCAGAAACGGCCCACAGGCAATTCCTGCAATAGAAAAAAGAATCGCCCTGTTGATCTTGACCATCAACAGGGCGGGTGAAACATCGACCAGCTTGCTTATCAGAAAGGAGGACGCTTCGTCTTTTATCCTACACGGGGCGAAGCATACCCGAAATGGCTAACGTCACCAGATGAAATCAAAAACAGACGTCTCCTCTTGATAAAGGAACTAGTCGTAATACCTCTCGCATACGGAATATGAAACAGCTTGATTCCAACGAAAGTGGTGGTGCCGAAACACGGCGTTTCGCATGATAAAGGACGGTGGAAGCCAGTGATTGCAACGATTCAGCGACGGTGCCAACACTAATGCTGTATACTCATCATTAGATTCACTTAGATTTGATAAAGAAACGAGGCGGAAATGAGTGAACGCGAATCAGGGGAGACCGCTCGATACAGCGGAATCCTGCATCTCGGCGACGACATAGAAATACCCTGCGGCGTCATGGATGACGGCACCAGGCTCCTCTCGGAGAGAGCCGTGACCAAAGCCCTAGGCGGCAAGCGAGGAGGCTCCCACTGGCTGCGCCAGAAAGAAGGTAGCCAACTGCCCGTCTACGCCTCGGCCAACAACCTGCAACCCTACATCTCCGCGTCCTTGGGAATAAAACTGGTGTCCCACCGACTGTGGAGAGCCAAAGGGACGGGCGGCTTCGGAGCCTACGGAATAGACGCCACGGCGCTGCCGGAGATTTGCGAAGTGTACCTCAACGCGCGAAAGGCGGGAGCCCTCACGGCATCGCAGCAGCACATAGCCGAACAGGCTGAAATACTGATGATCGCCCTGGCCAAGGTCGGTGTCGTGGCCCTCGTGGACGAAGCCACCGGCTATCAGACGGTAAGGCAGCGCGACGAGCTTCAAAGGCTCCTCAGCAAGTACATAGCGGAGGAGCTGCAACCGTGGGCGAAACGATTCCCGGACGAGTTCTACACGCAGATGTTCCGCCTACGCGGATGGGATTACGGCAGCCTAGGCGCAGGAGGTAAGAAACCGCGTATCGTAGGCAAGCTCACGAACGAAATAGTGTACGAACGGTTGCCCAAGGGCGTTCTGGAGGAATTGAAGCGGAAGAATCCGCCAACCGTCGAAGGTCGAAGAAAATACAAGCATCACCAATTTCTCACGGAGGATATCGGAGACGAGCATCTGGAACGTCAAATCAGCGCCGATATCACACTAATGCGCGCATCCGGCAGCTGGACCGAGTTCGAGCGTCTGCTTGACCGAGCCTATCCCAGATTCGGAGCGGTGCAGGGAGAACTGGATATAAAAGACTAAATTAATTGCCCTTCATGCTGCTGGAACAGCATGAAGGGCGGTGAAGCAAAATTATCAGTTTGTTCGAGATTGATAGCCGCTTCGCGCTCCAGTCTAGCAGCGAAGCGGGGAATGGAGCATACCCATGGCGAACGTCACCAGATACAAGACCAGTAAGGGTGAAACCAGATACCGTGTGAGGTATCGCAAGCCGGACGGCACGCAGACCGATAAACGAGGCTTCCGCCGCAAGATAGATGCGGAGAACTGGGCGGCGGAGCACGTCACCATCGCCAAAGCAACCAACAGCTACGTGGATCCGGAAGGCGGCAAACGACGCGTCGGAGACCTCTACGAGCAGTGGCTGAAGGAGAAATGGCCGTTTTGGAAGGAGACCACACGGGTCAACGCCACGGAAGCATGGCGGCTCTACTGCGAGGAGCGTTGGGCCGATCGTCGGATCGGCACCGTCACCCGCGCCGAAGTCCAGGCATGGATCAGCGACGTCATCGAGAACTCGGGTGCTCCCTCCGTGAGCCGCCCGTACCAGACCATGCTCGGCATCTGCCGCATGGCCGTGCGGGACAGGCTCATACTCGACAACCCCTGCGAGAACGTCGAACTGCCCAAACTGCCGAGGCGCAAGAGCCGTCGCGTGTACCTGACCATATCCCGGCCTGTCTCTTATACACATCTCCGAGCC